TGGCCGTCGAGAGGTTGCGGAACGCCGCGTAGCCGGCCGTGACCACGTCGCCCAGCGACAGCGTCTCCACGTTGGTGCCGATCTCCACGATGCCGCCGGCCGAGCCCTGCACCGTTTGGTCGAACCGCAAGCCCGACGTGATGAAGGTCTCTTCGTGGTTGCCGTTCTTGCATCGCACCGACAGCGCGACGCTCAACTCATTTGCCATCACTCTTCTCCTTAGATTCCGCAGTCCGCAAAGATCTGCTGCATGTTGACCATGGGGTACGGCCAGACGTACCGAATGAGCGGGTCACCTGAGCCGACCGCCAACTGCCCGCCGTTTCCGTCGAGCGGCACCGGCTGGCCCACCGGATTGCCAGCTTTATCCAGAATAGCCTTGCGCTCGCCGCTCACGATCTCGTTGAAGCCGGCGTCGTAGAACTGAATCTCCCAGCTGTCCGGGTTATAGAGAAACTCGACGGTCACGCTCCAAACATTGTTCTTCTGGTCGTATTCCGCACTGTAGCCGGCCATGCGAACGTGATATACAGGGGCCCCCAAGAAGGCACCATCGTTGCACGTGTTGGTGTAGCGGAGCAGCTGGTCAAATCTTGGGTTCAGCACCTGCGTGTTGGTGTACGCGAGCCGCACCATCGAGGCCTCTTCCTCGATGCCATCGACGGGATCGCCGGCCGAGTTTTTCGGAGGCAGTTGACCAGCCTCGCCGGGGCCGCCGATGTCGTTAAACTCAGCCCACCCGCGAGCCGGCTTCGTGATCTGTTGCGTCTGTACTGTGATGCGTTGCCACGTTTCCGGGTCGGTGCCCTCGGGCTGTTCTGATTCTCCTTCCTCCAAATCCTTGGCGTCGTACTTCACGGCCATTACGACCGCCCGCTCATTGTCCTTGTAGTACGACAGCTCGCGGCTGGTAACGAAAAGCGTAACGCCCTTTACCTCAATCTCATCATCGAGCTGCGGCAGCTTGGCGCTTCCAAGATTCGGCCAGTCTGTTTCGTCGTCCAGGATGTCATTAAACGGAGGGTCTTTGGTGTCGGAGATAATCAAAAACTCTTGCGTAGCCGTCAGCTGCACAGTCAGCTTGTCCGACTTGCTCTCGGAGATTTTGATGGACCTCAGCAGTCGTGCGTCGGTGAGTGCCATGGTTACACCGAGATAGTCGCCATGCCGAGCCCGCCGCCCCCAAGCCCAGAGAGGCTCGCGGCGATGTCCTCGAGGCTTTCGGCGGATTGCTCAGTGGCCTCGGCCGTACGCTCAGCCGCCTTCACGCCCTGGAGCCGCGGGTCCGCACCGCGAGCCAGTGCGTTGCGGAACGCCTCGCCCTCGCCCGTGCCGGCGATGATGGCCTTGAGGGCCTGTCCGCTGGCAGCGATGGCTGGGGCAATGGCGTCGCCAGCCGCCTTGCCAGCCGCCTCGCCGCCCGCCGCACCCGCCTGCTGCATCTGCTCGGTGATCTTGGCGAACTCCCGGTCGAACGCCGCGAACGGGTCGGTCATGTTCCGCACGCCGTCGGCGAAGTTCTCGGCCGCAGCCTCGCCCCAGATCTTGGCCTCGTCGCCCGTGGCGCTAGAGATGGCAGCGAGCGACCGTTCCGCAGACCGGAGGCTGGCCGCCAGGCCCACGTCGACGCCGGGCAGCTGCTCGGCCGCGCGACGCATCGCGCCGATCATGTTCTGGATGGCGAACGTCACGCCCTCGAAGGCCTTGAGAGCGCCGGTGATGAACGCGCCCAAGAAGGACGAGAGAATCTGGAAGGCACCGTAGAGCAGCGTCACGGCACCGGCGATGCCCTTGATGGCACCGGCCAAGCCGCTCGCCAGCGTCTGGGCAATCGTGAAACCATTGGTCGTGTCTGCAAAGAAGTTGACGAACAGCGTGGCGACCGTGGCGATGGTGGGCGCAAGCTCGGCCAGGAACTGGTTGATGAACCCTTGAAACACCATGCCGGTGCGAGCCAGGGCGTCGTTCATCATCTCAATGCCGGCCACCTGCTCCGTGGTAAGCGACACGCCCAGCTGCTTCTGCAGACGCTGCATGTCGGTCACGGCACCCGTGGCGGCGGCCGAGATGAAGTTCAGGCCCTCGGCCCCAGCACGGCCGAAGATCTGCATGGCAGCGGCCGAGCGTTCCGCTTGCGTGGGGAACGCTTGGATCCGTTGCGAGATGAGCTCGAACTGCTCTGCGGGCGACAGTCGCTGCAGGTCGCCCATCGCTAGGCCGAGGTTGGCAAACGCCTTTTGCGTCGCCTTGTTGCCCTGGGCCAGCATGCCCACTTGGCGGGTCATGTACGTGAGCATGATGTTGACACGCTCTCCCGACACGCCGGCCTCGCTGGCCACGTTTTGGAACGCCTGCAACGTGTCGGTGGCCAGCCCCAGTCGGCGAGCAGCTTTGCCGACGGCATCGAGGTCTGACGCCGTCCGGCCAAAGCGGGCGAACAATCCCACCAGGCTCGTCACAATCAGCAGCGGCCCAAGCAGCGTCTTGATGGCGAGCCCGAGGGCTTTTACGCCAATGGCCGCCACGCTCGCGGCGTTGCCCGCCCCGACGAAGCCGGCGGCCATCGCCTGCAGCCGACCGCCGATACCCTGGGCCTGGCCGGCAAAGCCGGTGAGCCGCTTGCTCGCCCGACTCAGCCCGGCCGTGAGCCCGCCGGTGCTCGCGGTAACCGAGACGTTGACGCGGCCGAAGTTCTTGGCGGCCATGGCTTACCTCTTCGCCGTCTGGAGGACGCGCCACATCTCCTGCTGCGTCTGGCCTCGCTTGGGCACCGGCATGAAATCTTGCGGCTCCATGGCGGGTTTGCCCTTGGGTCGGTTGGCGTTGTAGTTCTGGGCCATCAGCACTGCGTCCCGCAGCCACTCGTCGCCCCACGGCATCAGCTGGAAGGCGGCCATCCACCGCTCGAGCTGCCACCACGGGATCTGGTCTGCCAGCCCTCCCGGGCCTTCGACGTTCCACTCTCCGAGTTGCAACGCCAGCCGGTACAGGAACAGCAGCACCGGCCGGCTTTCTAGTTTTTTGCGGCGTCCTCCAGGGCGTCCGTGTTCAGCCCGTTGAGCTTGAACCCGGCGTCGACGATGGCCTGCACGGCGTCGCTGTCGAGCTCGCCGATGGCCTCGGCGTCAGTGTCCTGAAACATCCGCGTGCCGTCCTCGTTGACGGCCAGCAGGGCCACGACCTGGGCCCGGACGTTCCGCAGGTTGACCTTGCCCGGGATACCGCCGGTCACGATCTCCTCGAACCGATCCCGGTCCCGCGCCGTGAACTTGGCCACATGAATCGTGCCAAACTCGGGCACCTCGACGGGCACCCGCGGCCGCACGTTTCGCTTGGCCAGAATCTCCTCGCGTGTCAAAGCCACAATCCGCGCCTCCTAGCTACTAGGCACCGGCCTTGAGCGCACCGCTCAACTTGACCGTGAGCGTGCCGGTCATCATGTCGTCCTTCGGGGCCGATGCCTCAAACGCAGACGCGAACCCGTAAGCCGACCACTGCAGAGTGTTGGTGCCGCCGTTGGCAAACACGATCGTGCAGACCTGGACGGTGCTGACGTTGGTCAGCAGGTTGACCGGGTTCAGCGCCGGGTCGTGATGAATCTCAAGCGACAGCTCGCCCGGGTCGTAGTACTCGCTGGCGATGAAGTCCTTGCCGCCGGTCGTCAACAGGTGGCTGGCATCGACCACGTCGCGGGTCACGCCGCCGAGCGAGACCGAGTTGACCTTGTAGTGAGTCGCGCTGTTGCCGACGATGGTGCCGAACGTGACGTACGTGCCCTGTCCGATGTCGTGAGCCATAGTCTGAGCCTCCTTGCTCAGGGTTCGCTGTAGGTAACCTCGACCGATAGATCCGTGCGATAGACCGGCAACTGCTCGCCTCCCGGCGAGGGCTCCTGCTGGTCGTCATCGCTTCGCACGACGGCCAGCCGGATGCGGTCTGTCACTAGGTATTGTAGGGCGGCCTTGACCGCTCGCGCGAGGTTTCGCACCTCGAGCAGGTTGTCCGAGATGCACGAAAACGTGTACGTGGCCCGGATGAGCGAGTTGCTCCGCAGCAGGTCCGTGAACGGGTCTTTGAGCTGGGTCTCGCGGGCAAACACGATGCACGGCAGCGTCGTCCCCTGCGGGGCCTGCACCTGGAAGATCCGGCTGCCGGCCTGCATGGCAATGTCGGCGTCGGCCGCCAGGGCCTGCCGCAGGGCCTCGTCGATGTGCGTCACCGTCGGCATCAGCGGCCCCCATGAATCCGGCGGATGTCGCGGCGTTCTTGCTCGGCAATCGCCTTGCCGACGTTGTTCTCAAGCTTGCCGATGAGCCGCTGCTTAAGCCGGGGCAGGTTGGCGTCGGCCCACCGCCGAAACTTGCCGCTGCCAGCAAATCCGCGGACTTCTCTAAATAAAATGGTGCTATCGTCGCCAATAAGAACAACTTTTCCTTTTAGGTAACCGTACTTCTTCGTTAGCGAAATAGGCACCTTTAAGGCCCTGCCAGATTTTGGCCGCCGGACTTTTACTCCATGTTCAATCCACCACGCATGAGAACCAAGCTCGCGGTTACTGCCTCCACCACTACGGTATCCAACAATGCCGACAGCTGTAGTTGTTTTCTTCTTTTCAAGCTTCAACCCCACGCTGCGGCGCAGGTTGCCCGTCGGCCCCTTTGGCGTTAACGCCTTGATGTCTGGGACAACTTCCTTGACAACCTCGCGGACGCTGGAGCCCAGATACCTTTTTTGCACGCTCTTAGAGAGCAGCGAGAATCGCCGCAGCACGTCCTCGACGCCTTCGATGGTCATCACCTTGGCCATCAGTCGAGCTTCTCCGTAACCAGCAGCTCGTGCTCCTCGCGGCGGCCTCGCTCGACGACCGAGTCGATCTCGAACGTGCGGCCCTCGCTCACCAGCCGCATCTTGGGCTTGAGGTTTGGCGTGTACCGCAGACGGACCCGGTGCGTCACCGTGCCCTCGTTCTGCAGGCTCGCCACACGCTCCGCACCCGACAGCGGCAGCAGGGCAATCCACCGGGTGGCGAACGTCGAGTAGGTGAACGTCGGCTCGCCGATGCTGTTGACGCCCTCGGTAGGCGTCTGGATCTCGGCCTTCTGGTCCATGATGCCGGATGTCAGCATGGGTCACGTCCCGTACAGCACGAGGGTGTAGGAGGCGGTGCCGGCGGTGGTTTGCACAAACCAGTCGGATTGGTTGTCTTCTTCGGGGTCCATGTCCGAGACAGCAACGCTACCGCCAGCCGAGAACAATCGCGGAGCGTCTTCCGCGGAACCCTCTTGCAAGGCTCGGGCTGCCGGCGTCGCCGAGAATGCCGCGCGAGTGACTGCCGTAAACGAGACAATGCTGCCGCTCGCGTCGCGGTAGGTTGACGGGGCAACTGAGGCGGCAGCAATCAACGCCGTCCCGCACGTCCCCGTCACAATCGCCACCTTGCCAGAGGTGTAGCTCGTCGTGTCGGTCAGCGTGATCTTCTTGAGCGACTGCACGCCGTCGCTCGTCGCCGAGTCCGCAAAGCTCACGTCAACGGCAATCCGGCCTTCGATACTCATGTGTACTGCTTCCACTTCAAGGGCTCGAGCAGGGCCGCCACGCCCAGCGGCACGTTCTGGCCGACATTGCCGACGGCCTCACGGTTGGCGTACCAGTGGCCGACGAGCATCTTGATGGCATGCACGGCCGGCTTCGGCACGTTGGCCGCCCCGCCGTAGCCGGCCAAGTACGTGATCTGCACGCTCTTGTCGTCGATCCGCACGCTGGGCCATACGTCGA